TAGTTATTACAACGCTGAGAATAATCGAGCAAGAAGTCCAGTAGGCTTTCAACAGCGGCTAGAAATAGCTATTTTAGCCTATAATATGGCATATTGTCTAGAACGATTTAACTAGCACCACGCGTACATTACTGTGTACCCTAATGGCATTAAGAATAGTGATGCCACTCAGACTCTAAATAATAGGCTAGAAGAAACATTCAACATGAATGTTTTATCGGTAGATCATCAGCTATCTTATACAAGATACTTGTTAAGAGATGTTGATAAGCAACAAATGGGAGTAACTGATAATGCATTCTAATTTTAAGATTCAGCTAGATAAGAATACTAACTTTAGCCTTAAGGGTTCAGGAGGACTTCTCATTGTAGGACGTAGTGGGTCAGGTAAAACTAATACGACTACGTATATTATGCTTAAAGCCGTTTCTCAGTGTGATTGTGGACTTTATATTGTTGATGCAAAAAGAGCTGATATGTACGGTCTACATAATTATCTTAATAGTGGTAAGAAAGTGGTAGCAAGTAATACTAATCAAATAGCACGACTATTACGCGTTTTAAACGAGAATATGAGTGCGAGGTATGAACACTTTAAAGATGGTAAATGGGGACAGGACTTTTCAGAATATGGATATCGACCATATCTATTAGTTATTGATGAAGTATCTGCAATGCTTGCTGAAGCTGGCAAGAATAAAAAAGAGATCATGGGTGAACTACGTCAAATTATTCTCCGTGGGCGTCAAGCGGGTATTTTTACTCTTATTTCGGGTCAAAGGATAGACGCAACTATATTAGATAGAGATATCACATTGCAATTAGGCACGCGGATCGTTATGGGACAAGCAGACTCGGAAACTTATCGCATGGCATATCCCATGGTTAATGATATTAAGGCATTACCATTAGTTCCAAATAAACCGGGGTATGGTCTTATCTATTCTGATGGTCAAAAGATTAGCAATCCTACTCCGTTTGTGTCACCTGATATGTCTAATATTGATGTACCTAAGGTAATTACTAGGTTGGAAAATAATTATGATTCATCCAAGTATAATGATGAGTCTGATTATTGGCAATTATAGTTAATTTAGTTGCCAGCTGACGGGTGACGGAGTCGCCCGAATGGAATGTTCAAGCGTGAGCGGGCTGGCAACACCCACCTAATAATATGGGTGTAACGGAAAGATTATTAATCATGAAAACGATGAATAATATAAAAATCGACCAAATTCGTTTAAATATTCCCTATGATGAGACCAATCAAGTAGAAGATAGTCAAGGTTTACCTAAAGAAGTTATAGTTGCTGATAACCTGTTACATCTAGCATGGTTGTTCAAGTCTAATACAGTGAGTCATGGACATAACGGCTATACTTCTTCATATAATTTTGGATCTGGAGAACAAGGCGGAAATATTTCCGTAATGTGGAATGAAACAAGAAAAGATATGGGAATACTTGTTGACTTTACTGCGACAGGCAAAGCGTTATATGAGAGCCTTGCGGAATTACATGGAATTCCTATTAACTGGAAGAGAATAATTGAAGAACTATATGAGAAAATGGGGCACATATCTAGAATTGATATAGCCACTGACCTTATTAATTACGGATTTTCAGTTAATAGGATTATTCAAAGGTTAAAGAATGAAGAATCATTTTTCTTGAATACTCAAGGAAATAAGATTAATTCTAATCGCTTTAAAATAATTGGAAATTATGAAGAAGCCCAGACTCTATATGTTGGAAGTAGAAAAAGCGATGCCTTTTTGAGAATTTATAATAAAAAAATTGAACAGGATCGAGCTAGTGGACTTTATAGGAATCTAGCTAGAAATTGTAACGATTGGGTAAGAGTAGAAGCAGAATTTAAACATCGTTTAGCCAAAGATTTAGGAAGATATATTGCGACATTAACAATAGACAATATTTATCCTTATTTACTTGGCTGTGTACTAGAACGCTGGTCATTAGTCGATAAGGAAGAGTAATGGTATATGAGAAAATCCAATATTCTAAAGAATGGAAGGTTTTAAAAGAATTGTCGAAAGGGCAAGGACTCGAAGAACTAAAGCAAGTTCAAATTGACGCTTCTCTGAATAGAAAAATTAATTGGTTCTTGTACGGTGGCGCTAGTGGAGTTATTTCGATGATTAAAGAAGTCTATGGTGATAGAGCATTAAAAGAGTTTTATCAATTTTTAGATTATTTTGTTTCTGATCCTGATACATGGGGACATTATTATCATTCGGATAAGATAAATGCAGATACTAAAACTATTGCAGATGCTACACAAAATTTAGATTTCAAAGAATATTTAAAAGGTTTAAGGAAAGAATTAATTGAACAAGATAAGCAGAAAGGCAGAGATTAGTATGTTTGGTACGGAACTACTCAATGCAAGACAGGTGGCCCAAAAATTGGGTATCAGCTATACTTACTTTTTTAAGTTGAGAAGAAATGGCTGTCCATATCATCAATTAGGAAATCAAGGGCGAAAATATTATGTTTTGAAAGAAGTGCAAGATTGGCTCTTAGTAAGTAGTCAACGTTAAATATAGGGCGTGGCAAATGCTACGCCCCTTTTTTGGAGAAAGAATATGGCAATTACACAAATTAAATCAGGAAAAAATGAGGGTAAGTATAGAGTTAGAATTCAGCCGACTGATAATGAAACTGGAAAAACAATACCCGTACCTAGTAGAGTAACTAAGACAAGTAGTAAGCGTGAAGCAAAGCAACTGGAAGAACAAATGTGGGTTGAATATCGCGCGCGTCAAGAAGTTAATTTAGATGTGTTAAATCAGCCACTTTCGATAGCATTGAATAATTATGTTGAAGAAGAGAGAGCTTCGGGACGCTGGTCATCTATTACTACTTATGATAATTGGAAATATACTGTTAAACTTGTTTCTCAATATTTCGGTAGGAAAAAAGTTAAAGACATTAAGGAAAAAGATATGCGCAATTTCGCTAGAAATTATGTTAAGACGCATAAAACAACTGTAGCCCCTCATACCACGATAGACAGGCAGTTACAGAATTTGAGGGGATATTTTTCAACTTTGAATGATGTGGGAATTACGAGAAACCCCGTTCCAATGAAACCACTGTCTAAATTTTTTAGACGTGATGAAATGAGCTTAGCTACAAAAAAGTATGTTTTTACTAGTAGTGAAATTGAAGCTCTTAAAGCAGAGATTTATAAAGAACTAGGAATATGTAGAGTAAATTATTGGACTACACGGATTGCTATTTTAATAGCATTGGATACGGGTATGAGACCGCAAGAAATTCAAGCGCTAAAGTGGAATCAAATTATTAATGATGGAAAATTTAAAGTGTTTCAAATAAATGATTCCTGGAATGAAAAAGAAAAACATCTTAACGGTCATTTGAAGAGTAGACCTCGTGGAGAATCTAGACTAACCCTCCCTCTTTCTGAACCACTTTTGCAGTTATTGAAGAAGTTTCATCACCATCAGTTAGAACTTCTAAAAGAAAATAGTTTAGTTAATTCAAATGATTGGTTAATGTTGAATACAACGGACTATAATTTGTGTTCATTAGGTTATCCAATTACTCAAAAAAGCATGAACGATATGTTGAAACAGTTAAGTAAGAAAGTGGAAATTAATAATCAAGAATTGAATATCAGCATGTATACGTGTAGGCATACTGTAGCAACAAAATTAGGTAATACTCCAGGTATGTCTTATCCTTGGGCGGCAAGTAGATTGGGACATTCTTTAAAGATGTTTATGCGGACTTATGTCCATGTAGATGAAGATAGAAATGAAGAAATGCTAAATTTAGTAAATAATTGGTAAAATAGAATATAAGTAATTTAGATTTGATAAGTATGGGAATGACTAAGAAAAATGGAAAAAAATTATATAATTTATTTCATGGAAATGTTTCAGAAAAATATTCTGAATGGGCTTCTCCTGATCTAATAATATCTGATGGAGCTTATGGCGTAAGAGGATTTAATGGTGACGTAACTGATGTTTCAGATCTAAATGAATGGTATAAGCCCCATCTTTTGGAATGGTCTAAAAAAGCTAAACCTTCCACTAGTTTATGGTTTTGGAATACTGAAATAGGCTGGGCTACGATGCATCCATATTTAGAAGCAACAGGTTGGGAATTCGTTCAATTAGCTATATGGAATAAAGGTTTAGCTCATATAGCTGGTAATGTTAACGGAAAGACAATAAGACAATTACCAGTAGTAACAGAAGTTTCAGCACTATATAGAAGAAAAATATTTTTAAATTCAGGTGATGGTGAAACTTTAGGTGTAAAAGAATGGCTTAGACATGAATGGTGTAGGAGTGGATTACCTTTATATAAAGCTAATGAAGCGACAGGATTAAAAAATGCTGCTACAAGGAAATATTTAACTAAAGATTGGCATTGGTATTGGCCATCTGGAGAGTCAGTTGAAAAAATGGCAAACTATTGTAATAAGTATGGTAAATCAACAAATATTCCTTATTTTTCATTGGATGGTAAAAATAAAGTTAATGCTAAATCTTGGGATAAATTAAGAGCGGTTTGGCATCATAAGAATGGAATAACAAATGTATGGAGTAGACCTCCGCTAGCAAATGCGGAACGGCTTAAGGGTACTATGAGACGAAGCGCGCCTAGGGTATATAAACCGACTAAATATTCAGCGGCACATTTAAATCAAAAACCACTCGATTTAATGATAGAACAGGTAAGATCAACTACAAATCCGGGAGATATAGTTTGGGAACCCTTTGGTGGGCTGGCGTCAGCATCCGTAGCATCTGTTTTATTAGGTAGATATCCTTATGTTGCAGAAATTGATGATAATTTTGTACAATTAGCAGAAGAAAGGCTGTCAGAAGCAAGTATTGAGTTTAATGAAAAAGGAATATTTAGTGATTGATGAATAAAGACTTAAAACCCGAAAGATATGAATTACCAGATGGTGATGAGAGAACCATTTTAAGGGAAAGAATAATTAAAGCGTTAAATGCGGTGCCTATTTATTTTAAGTCTCCTGTCAATATTAAAGGCGTAGCAGTAACTGATTTGTTTTCAATGAATACGTTACTTGGGGGAGCTATTGAAGATCAGACTACACAGGCTTTGAATGATACGAGAAATATTTGGGATCCAGATGGCAAGTATAGTGAGTATTTTTTTAAAAGATATTCTGAAAGTTTTCCGGATGTTCGATTAGAGAAAGGCGTAGATCAATCTCCTTTAATAGGAATAGAATTAAAAGGATGGTATTTATTATCTAAGGAAGAAATGCCTTCTTTTAGATTTAGAGCATCTGCAGATGCAGTAACCGAATGGATCTTTTAGTAGTATATCCTTGGAGTTTATCTGACGTGCTTTCAGGAACACCAAAACTTGAAATTCCATATATTGAACAAGCTAAGTACGCCGCTGATTATAGAACATATTACTGGGAACATAGAAATCCTAATGCTAAAAAAGTTGTTCATCCAGATACTCATCCATATCCAAATCCAGGAAGTAAATATTCTGATATAGCAAAGGATGATAGTAGTGGTAATTTTGGTAGAGTTGCTAGAGTACACGGATTAATGGACGATTGGGTTTCTGACACGATGAAAAATAAGCTTGCAGGAATTGAAGCAAAATGGTGGGTTAAATTTTTTAAGCTTTTTGATGAAAAAGGTGTAAACGAACAGAAAATTAAATCACAGTTTGAAAAAATAGCTGATACAGAAGATCATAATAAGAAATGGGCAGATGAATTTTATGGCTTGATATCTCAATTGATGGATTTACGCGTGGTGCTAGTTAAATCGTTTTAGTTAACAAAAAAAGTCCAATCTTGTTAGACTCGACTTGTAAACATATTAATAGAAAAGAGTCTGACTAGATTGAACTACCCTAAGCTTAAGCGTTTTTC